CTCGAGGCTATACCTCGCAGGAACCCTGTCCCAGACGCGAGGATCTGGGACACCACCTCCCCTTGTTGTCCTTCGGAGCAAGAGGAAATTTCTGGCTTCTGTCTCAGAACAGCCGCCGGATATAACAGAGACACAGCGGGGATTAATCACCGCTGCACTCGACGAGGTCATGGGGGAAATCCCCGACCACGTCTTTACAGGTCTGGACACGAAAGCTCGTGTCACAGTAACCGGATCTGCCTGTTGGGAATCCACCAGGAAGGAGGGCGGAACCGCCCAAGCCATCCTTGAGCTAATGCTCAAGTATGACGAGATGCCCATTCCCATAAGGGACATGGACACCGGAGTAGTACTCGAATACCGTCAAAAGGACAATTTCGAGTCTATCGGGACCGCGATTTTCCACGCGTGTCTCGATGAGGTCCTCAACACAAGTGTTGAGGAGCTACGAGAGGTTCAACTCACACTTGTGAAAGAACCTAGCAAGGCACGGGTCGTCACCAAGGGACGGGCGTGCTTGAAGATTGTGTTAGACACAGTCTCCAAAATCTGCTCTTGGCCCCTTAAGAAGGGGTTTAAGAGCTCTGAATCCGGGATGGGAAAATCCCACCACGGATGGAATCTCTTCAAGGACTTAACCTCAGAAGAGATGTATGATCTCCTCTTTTCCGAAGATCGGAAGAGGAGGGTCGAAGATTCTTTCAATGATCACATTGATCGAACCATTGTGTGGCAGGACCTTTGGTTCTGCAGCACCGACTACCAGGAGGCGACCGACCGCCTGGTTCATGCCGTGGCCCGCCTAATAGGCAGACCATGGATGCAGAAGTGCGGGATACCCCAACTTCTACAAGGAATCGTGATGGGAGTATGCTTCCAGCCACGAAAAGTCTTCTTCACGGCCACTGGGCCATTGAAGACTATAGGTCACCCCTGGGTGGGGGACACGAGATACACTACTCTGTATAGAGGAGTGCTCATGGGGGACCCCTTGACGAAGGTGGTCCTACACTTCACGAATATAATTTCGCGGAGACTCGGCCAAGGATTATCCTCTGGCGAGATATTTAAACACTTCCGAAATGGATCGGAAGCGTATGAAGCCTTCATGACATGCGT